CTAAAATTGATGAAATTTTAATTTTTACAGATAACGAAGACACCAAAGATTTTATTTTTGGTAAGTTTGAAAAATTTGGAGTTACAGTTGTCTATTTTGATTACGACAGCGACTATATAACAGATTTCGTATCACAAAGTTTATGTCAACATTTTGTTATTGCAAATAGTACATTTTCTTGGTGGTCATCATTTTTAAGTAAAAATAAAAATAAGATAGTTTGTTGTCCTAAAGAAGAAGATTGGTTTGGTTCGGCATACACTCAACACGATAGGAGTGCGTTATTACCAATAACTTGGAAAAGAATTAATCAATAAGAAATATGGAAAATGTTTTAACCCCACAAGAAATGTGGGAAAGAGATAGAGGAGATGAAATTAAAATTATTGATTATCCGTTAGATTCTAATTCCCAAGTAATTGAACTTGGTGGATTTACTGGAGTATGGTCTAAAAAAATTATTGATAAGTTTAATCCAAACTTAATTATTGTGGAACCAGTCCCTAATTTTGTTTATGAGTTAACACGTAATTTTGGTGAAAATCCAAAAGTTAACATTGAAGGAGTTGCAATATCAACATCAAATAAAAAAATAAACTTGTATGTTAATGGGTGTGCAACTTCAGAAACAATTGAAGTTTCAAAAAGAAAAATTAGTGTTGATTCGTACGACATTGGTTATTTTATATCCAAATATAATTTAAATAAAATTGACTTAATTCAAATTAACATTGAATGTGAAGAATATCCATTACTTTTAAATTGGATTGAGACAGGATTTTTAAAAAATGTAAAATACCTACAAATACAATTTCATACCTTTTGTGAAAATTATGAAGAAAACTATGAAAAAATATTTGAGGGATTAAAAGGAAATGGATTTGAAATCAATTATAAATATGACTTTGTTTGGGAGTCTTGGGTAAACAAAAATATATGAATTTAGATAAAAATATAATAGATGTTATTGAGAATTGGAATTTGTCATACACTGTTGGTAATTCATTGTTTCACATTTTAAATTCAAAAAATAAAGATTTTAATGATTTGGAAGAATTAAAAAAAGCTTCTTGGTTTTTAAATAAAAAAATAGATTCTTTAGAAAATTTACCCCCAAGTAAGACTAAATTTAATAAAATTAAATTAGATGATATAGATTTTAAATGTATTAATCTAAAAAAAAGAAATGATAGAAGGGATTGGATTAACTCTCATTTACCAAAGTTTAATATAAACTATGAATTTTTTGACGCAATTGTTGATGATAATGAATATGATGTTAATTTTCCAAAGGCTTACAGTAAAGGTCAAAAGGGTTGTTTTCTTTCACACTATAAATTACTTAAAACACATGACAGTAATAAAATTTTAGGTATATTTGAAGATGATGTTGAATTATGTGAAGATTTTTTGGACAGGTTTAAGTATATTGAAGACAACTTTAATTTAGATTGGGATATATTCTTTTTATCATCGTACTACCATTTGAATGAACATAAAGATAGATGGAACCCTTCAGGTGATTTTGAATTAACTGATACAAAATATATCCACAGAGTTTATGGCGCATTTACAACACATGCTTATTTGGTTAACCCAAAATCAATTGATAAAATTTTAAAATTGATTGATGAAAACATTGCCGACACTTATGCAATTGACCATGTGTATTGCTCCAAAATTGAAAGTAAGTTAAATTGTTATTCTTTTACTCCAGGAATGGCAAACCAAAGGGTTAGTCATAGCGATATTGATGGTAGTAATAAAGACCCTAACGAATTTAAATTAATTGTTGGTGAACACTATTACGTGAATAACCTTAAAGATTTTGATTATGAAAAATATTTTGAAAAATATATTTCAGAAAGAGATTCTAAAAAAATTAAATCTAAAATTTTTGATAAAACAAAAATTAAACAAGATGATTTTGACTACGACAAATATTTTGAAAAAATAAATAATAAGATATCAACAAGTATAAACAGATATGAATTTAAAAATAGTTATAATCTAAATTACGTAATATATAACTACGATTATTTTACAAATCTTTATTACCAAAAAACTAATGTTGTAAATGAGGAATATAAAGAATATAGTAAATTACAAGAGTTAATAAGTTTGGTAGATAAATCAAAAATTATTATTGATATTGGTGCAAATTGTGGTTTATTTAGTATTCCATCCTCACTAAACGGATATGAAGTATACGGTTTTGAACCTGTACGAATGAATATAAAATTGTTAGAATTAGGAAGAGAAGAAAACAAATGTAATAATTTTAATATTGTAAATATGGGAGTTTCTAATAAAACAAAAAAAGAAACAATCTACATACCATATTGTTCAGACAACACATCTTTTAATAAAGATGTTGCAATAAGTAATATGTCATTTAGTAAAAATTATATTGAAGAAACAGTTAATTGCACCACGTTTGATGATTGGATTAAAAAAAATAAAAATCTTAATATTGGATTTATTAAAATTGACGTTCAAGGATTTGAAAAAGAAGTGTTGGAGGGCATGACAGGATTTCTTAAAAATTGTAACGATGTTTACATTTATCTTGAATGGGATAAAAACTTAACAGAAAATAATGGGAATTCTTTAGGTGACATGGAAACTATTCTTATTGAGAATAATTTTGAAGTGAGAGAAACTTTAGAAAACGATAAACTTTTTTATAAAAAATAAAATGATAACAGAAACAGGATATTGGACATCAGATGACACAGAAGCAATCCATGTGCATGACCCAAGCTTAGCAAATTGGATTTTAAATTACCTACAGGATGATAAGGATAAACAATTAATTGATTTTGGATGTGGTTTTGGGGATTATCTTAAAAATTTACATAACAATGGATTCACAAACTTACACGGATTTGAAGGTGAGGTTAGAAAGGGAAGTCTAAAATTTATTAAAAATTGGGATTTGTCAAACCCAATAAAAAACTATAAAAATTATGACAATTTAAAAAATAACGCATACAACACAATTTGTTTAGAAGTTGGTGAACATATACCAAAGCAATATGAATCAATTTTTTTAGATAACATTACATCACTCACTACAAATAAAATAATATTGTCTTGGGCCATCATTGGTCAATTAGGTGATGGTCATGTTAATTGTATGAATAATGATGAAGTTATTTTAAAAATGAATGATTTAGGTTTTGACTACTTGGAAAATGATAGTATGAGTGCACGTAATTCAGTTTCACCTGCAATTGCATCTTGGTTTCTAAAAACCATAATGATTTTTAAAAAAAAATAACTATGATTACAATACCTGTTAGTGTTGGAGAATTAATTGACAAATTATCAATCCTTCACGTTAAAAAAATAAAAATAACTAACCTTGAAAAATTGGTGTACGTTAATAAAGAATTTGAATTATTATATAACTTCTCTTCAGATTATTTAAACGATGAAGAAATAACAAAATTATACCACGAGTTAGTTGATACTAATTCAAAACTATGGGAGATTGAAGATATGTTAAGAATTATTGAAACTGAAAAAATTTTTAATTCAAAGTTTATTGAACTTTCAAGAAATGTATATCACACAAATGATAAAAGATTCAAATTAAAAAATGAAATAAACGAAAGAACTTCTTCTGAAATTAGAGAAGTTAAAGAATACGTAGAATATTAATTATGAAAAAAATATTAATTCTTGGTGGCGGCGGATTTATAGGTGGTCACTTGGCAAAAAAATTAAAAGATGAAGGTAACTACGTAAGAGTAGTCGACATAAAAAGTCACGAATATTTTACACCTGAAGAAATGTGTAATGAATTTTTAACTTACGATTTACGTGACCCAAAAAATGTGGAAGCAGTTATTAGAGTAGAAACTTACGAAAATAAAATTATACCATTTTCATATCTCAAACAACCTTATTCCGAAGTAACTTCGTTTGACGAAGTTTATCAACTTGCAGCAGATATGGGTGGTGCAGGATATATTTTTACAGGAGAACACGATGCGGATGTTATGCATAACTCGGCGATGATTAACTTAAATGTTGCTAAAGAATGTGTCGAACAAGGAGTTAAAAAAGTATTTTACTCGTCATCGGCATGTATGTATCCTGAACATAATCAGTTAGACCCTAACAATCCAAATTGTGAAGAATATTCTGCTTATCCCGCAAACCCAGATTCCGAATATGGATGGGAAAAATTATTTTCGGAAAGATTATTTTTATCATTTCATAGAAACTATGGATTAAATGTTAGAATTGCAAGATTTCATAACATTTTTGGACCAATGGGAACTTGGAAGGGTGGTAAAGAAAAATCGCCAGCAGCGATGTGTAGAAAAGCTGCCGAAACACCTGATGGTGGTGAGATTGAAGTTTGGGGTAGTGGTGTGCAAACACGTTCATTCTTATACGTTGATGAGTGCGTTGAAGCGGTGTTAAGATTAATGGATTCAGAATTATCAAAACCAGTTAATATTGGTAGTGAAGAAATGGTGACAATCAATCAACTTGCAAGTATGGCAATTGCTATTTCAGGTAAAGACATAAAAATTAAAAATATAGAAGGAGAAGAATTTTTTAATAAATACGGATTTAAATGCCCTTTAGGCGTTAAAGGAAGAAATTCAGATAATAGATTATATAAAAGTGCAATTGGTTGGGAAGTAAATCAACCCTTGTCCATCGGTCTTAAAAAAACATATGAATGGATTAAATCTCAAGTTGATAACTTATAAAAAAAACAAATTTAAATGGCAAATACAAGACAAAAAAAATCACCAGTACCCACTCCTTCAATGGAAGAAGGTCACAATAAAACAAGAAAAGAAGTAATCTGTTCAATATTAAAAAAGAAAACCAAAGAAAAATTTCTAACTCAAACACAAAAAAGATACTACGATACATTAACCTCAAGTGAAGTTACGGTATGTTCAGGTCCAGCAGGGGTAGGTAAAAGTTATATTACTATGAAAGCAGCAATTGATTTACTTGCTGATCCAAACACACCTTATGAAAAGATTATTATAGTAAGACCTGCAGTTGAGGCTGAAGAAAAATTAGGTAGTTTACCTGGTAATGTTGAAGAAAAATTAGACCCTTATATTTTCCCGTCTTATTATTTGTTAAATAAAATTGTAGGAAAAGAAATTAGAGAAAAATTAAAAGAACTTGAAATTGTTGAGGTGTTTGCATTGGCGTTTATGAGAGGTATGAATATTGATAACTCAATTTTAATTTTTGAAGAGGGTCAAAACGCAACACCAAGTCAAATGAAATTACTATTGACAAGAATTGGGTTTAATAGTAAATTCTTTATATCTGGCGATGTTGAGCAATCAGATAGATACAAAAATAAAACTCACAGTGGATTATGGGATGCAATTGAAAAATTTAGAGACGACAAATATATTTCAACATTTGAATTTAAAGATAAAAACGATATTGTTAGAAATCCTTTAATTAGTAAAATATTACAAAAATACGATAACGAAACAGAATGAGAATTGCAATAGAGTTAAATGGTGTTTTACGAGATACTTTAAAAAAAATACAACAGGAATACGAAAAATGGTATTTGGATAATCCATTCAAAGAAGACGAGGAAAAATCTGAATATGAGGTAATTTCTGACTTGAGTAGTTTAGATATTGGTAAACACTTGAAATTTAAAGATGAAGATGAACTGTATAATTTTTTATACAAAGAACATACCATGGAAATCTTCGGTCATGCGGGTTCAGTTGAGGTATCAAGTATGATGGATTTCAACGACTTTTATTTAGATATGAGAGATAATCATGATATTTTAATCGTTTCCGATGAAATTGGTAAATCAAAACCAGCGTCTCTATTCTTCATTTCAAAATTTGGTTGTCTTGTTGAAATGGTTAAATTTTATAGTGAACCAACAATTAATTCAATGTGGAATTCAATAGACGTTTTACTTACAGCAAATCCTAACTTATTATTAAATCATCCTGAAGGAAAAATTGTTATAAAATATGAAACATTATATAACAAGGATGTTGAAACAGAACATTCGATAACAAAAATAAAAGAATTACAAACAAAAATAAAAGAGCTATATGATTAAAGTATTAGGAGAAAACTACTATATTGATTTAGACAAAATTGAAGAATATTTGGACATGTCTAACCAATATACTGAAGGTGAAACTTCAGGTAACACAGAAACAAGGATTAACATCATAAAATTTGAAATGGTAAAAATGTTGGTGGACACCATTTTAACTGAGCATGAAGAAATTGATGAGCAGTTAGGAATGAAATCAAGTTCAAATACAAGTATACCTTTCAGGTTAGCTTTTAATAGCTTATTAAATAAAAAACTTATAAATCATTATTAATATGGATACATCGTTAAACGAAAAAGTAAAACAGTCGATTCAAAACCTAAAAGATAGAAAATCAAGAATTTATTTTCTTATTCAAGATACTAAAGGTAATGCAAAAGCTTCTGTTAGATTAATTTATCAAATGGCAAAATCGCTATTAGATGCGGGATTTAATCCTATAATTCTTCACGAGAAAAAAGAATATGCTGGTGTTGTTGCGTGGCTTGATGAAGAATACATGTCAATTCCTCACAGAGCAATTGAAGGTCAAAATTTAGAAATTGCGCCTGAAGATTTTATTGTTGTTCCTGAATTGTTTGGGTACGTGATGGACCAAATTAAAAATTTACCTTGTGGTAAAATAGTTTTTACCCAAAACTATAATCACATTGTGGAAACATTACAACCTGGTCAAAATTGGGCTCAATATGGTTTCTTTAAATGTTTAACAACAACAACAAAACAACAGGAGTATATTGAAACGGTTATGAGACAATCAAGTTTTGATATTATTAAACCTTTAATTACAGATAGTTTTTACCCGAAAAATGTCCCACCAATGCCAATCATTGGAGTTCACACTAAAAATCAAGAAGATACTATTAACATTATCAAGACTTTTTATTTAAAATTTCCACAATATAGATGGTTTACATTTAGAGACTTAAGAGGACTTTCTGAAAAAGAATTTGCGAACTCATTAAGAGATTGTTTTGTTAGTGTTTGGATTGATGACGAGAGTGGTTTTGGTACCTTCCCATTAGAATCTATGGCATCAGGAGTACCTGTTATTGGTAAAACTCCAAATATTCAACCTGAATGGATGAATGATGATAATGGTGTTTGGTTAACAAACAAAACAATGATTTGTGATTTTATTGCTGACTATATTCAAAATTGGTTAGAAGATAACATCAAGACTGATCTTTATGAAAACATGAAGAAAACGGTTGAAAACTATACTAATAAACAAGAATTTGACTCTACGGTAATTTCGTTATTTGAAAACTACCTAAACGTAAGATCAGAGTCGTTTGAACAACAAATATCTAAAACAGAAGAATAATATGAACGAAAAATTATCACTATCAATCATACTACCTATCAAATCATCAAAATCTAGAGATTTTAATGACTATTTTGAAAAGGCAATAACCTCAATTAAATCACAAACTGTTGATATTGAAGAGTTAATAATTGTACACACATCTGAAGAATCATTAGTTAACCATTTAAATGGTTATGATTTTGGAGATATAAATGTTACAAAATTATTATGGGATAAAGAACCTAGTTATGCAGAACAAGTTAATTTTGGGGTTAAAAACGCAAAAGGTATTTGGGTTTCATTATTTGAATTTGATGATGAATACTCGTCAATATGGTTTAAAAATGTTAAAAAATACATTGGTTCATATCCTGAAACTCAAGTATTTTTACCTGTGGTTGTTGAAACGGACGAAAAAGGTTTATTTGCCGGTTTTACCAATGAAGCAACCTTTGCGGCAAACTTTAGTCAAGAAATGGGATTTTTAACTAATGAAACTTTACAAGACTATCAAAATTTCCAAACAGCAGGCGCTGTTATTAAAAAACAAGTTATTGAAGACTTTGGAGGTTTTAAACCCTCAATCAAGTTAACGTTTGTTTATGAGTTTTTATTAAGATTAACCTACAATTCTGTATCAATTATGACAATACCTAGACTTGGGTATAAACACACCAACATGAGAGAAGGTTCAATTTTTTGGAATTATAAGTTTGGTGAAAACAAAATGTTAGAAGACGAAGTTAAATTTTGGGTTCAAACTGCAAAAAAAGAATTTTTCTTTGTTGACGATAGGGTCATAAAATATCAATCAGAAAATGGATAATGCAAGAAACTCTATCTGCAACAACAGAAGATGTTTCATCTAAAAAAAGGGGTAGGAAAACGGTAAATATAAATTATTTTGATGTTAGAGAAGAGACCGCAGTAAGAAATTTTTTATTGGCAGAAACTTCAGAAGAGAAGAACAAAATATATAACGAATTCTTAAGAGGTCCTTTAGATAAGATGATATCATCTATTATTAGACGATATAAGTTATATCGTAAAGATATGGATTTTACTGAAATCCATTGTGATACTCATTCATTCTTAATGACCAAGGTTGACAAATTTAAACCTTCAAAGGAAAAAAAAGCATATTCTTATTTTGGAACTATTTGTAAAAATTACTTAATGGGTCAAATAATAAAAGACCAAAAAGAAACTAACAGAAAAGTTTCTTATGAGGATATGTCAGAAAGTATTGAGG